CGCAAATTTATTTTAACTGTTCTTAAATTAAGAACAATCTGCATTAAATATCGCATACCTTTTGAAGACTTACCAGAAGTCCTTGAAGAATATATTTATGAAGATAATATTGGATGGAGTGATTAAACCATGACAGAAAATCAATATAAAGTAGTACAAGATAATCTTGGAGAATATAGTGTATTAAGGCCTGATAATTCAATTGTTTGCACAGAACTTCAATATAAAGCAACAGCCGAATTGTTTTGTGATGAATTAAATGAATTGAATAATGAGAACGAACAGCTAAAAAGAGCAGATAACCTCTGCGAGTGTGAAACAGAAATAATGAAATTAAAAGAGGAATTCAAAGAGTTAAAATCTAAAGTTGATGATAAAGAAGTAGCTGTTGAAGTTGAAACAGAAAAACTAATGGATAAAGTATTCGATTTAATCGAAGAAAAAATCAAACATGCACAGGAATATTATGCTGATGAAAGAGCCGACCGAAGTTATTATCATGGACAGCTTAGCATCTTAAGAGAATTAAAAAAGGAGTTAAAAGAATGAGCAAAAAATGCCACATATGTGGAAAAGAAGTAAAAGAAAATTATTACCTTGATGAAAGAGGATACACTTGCTATACTTGCTCAAAAGCTATTGCAAATGAAAAAAGCAAAATCAAACAATTAAAAGAACAATTTGATTATCGAGTAACTGAATTAAAATGCACAATACTTTTTGATTATATGGAAAACGATACCTTCGAAGAGTTCTATTTAAAATTAAAAAGATTATGCGATGAATATAAATTACATTTAACAGCAGTAACACGAAGAGAAGATGTAATGACTTATGAGGTTGATAATGATGACAGATAAATGTCCTGAATGTGGTAAAGAAATGTTTGTTGAATTTGAAAACGAAAAAGGAATAAAGTATCGATGTATTCATTGTCGATTAGATGTAGTGAGGTGGAAGAATGACTGAAAAGAACATTCATAGTGATTGTGAAAATTACAATGCAAAAAAGGACCTTTGTTTGAAATGGTTTGAAACCGGTGTAAGCAGACTAAAACAATGCAAAGAAAAAACAACCTTCAACGATAAAGAATTAAGTCGAAAATGGAGTAATTAAATTGACAGATAAAGAATTCACATTAGAATGGGAAGACGACGAAGTCTGTCAAGTTTACCGCAACGGAAACTGCATGGGAACAGATGAAGTCGTTGATCTCCTAAATGAAAAATCAGAAGAAAATGAAAAATTAAAATTAAAACTTCATGTCTGGGAACAAGTGGCCTATATGTTAGATATTGAAGTTAATCGTGCAATGGAAGATGGATTCAAAATATCTGAATGGTATAAGAATCATCTTGCCAAAGGACCAGTGATATTATGACTGAAAAAGAGAACCTATACAATCGCAAAGCAGACATAATCTTCTACATGCTTGTTAATATTATGAGAAATCAAAGCAATCCATTATGGAAAGAATACGCAGAAGAATATCGTGCGATAAACAAAAGGTTAGATGAACTAGGTATTAAAAAAGAAGATGTAACTGATTACATTGAAAAAATACCGGAGTGGATGGTTTAAAAATGAGGAGTGGATTAAATGACTAAAAGATATACTCAAAAAGAAGATGACTGGGAAATACTAGACAATGGAAAACACTTAGCATACGCCCATTCAGCAAGACAAGCAGAAATAATCATTGAAACACTAAACAATAAAGAAGATAAAATCAAAGAACTAGAAGAACGCATCAACAGACAAGCCGAACTGTTGGAAAAACAACAAGAACAAATCGACAATTACATAGACATTAAAGCAAAACTAAATGGTAAAATAACAGAATATGAAACCAAATCAGAAGAATATGAAATATGCGCATGTGGTTGTGGAAGCAAACATAACTGGATTAAAAAAACAGCATTAGAACAATTCAAAGAAGAAATATTCAAAAAGGACGTGAAAGAATGAGCAAACTAAAAATCATGTTAAGCAGACCAATGAAAGGAAAAACAAAAACTGAAATCGACAAAGACACTAATGAAATGGCAAACCTAATATTCGACTATTACGGAGAAGCAACCTATGACATAATGTCATCAATCGTTGAAGATCATACAGAAAAATCAGAACTAGAATGCTTTAGTGAAAGCATATTTTTCATGAGCCAATCTGACATATTGGCTATGGGTTCTGGTTGGGAGAATAGTAGGGGCTGCAAACTTGAACATGAAATCGCAAAAGCATACAATGTTCCAATCATATATCTTGACGATATCAAAAAGGAGTTATACGATGACTAACCAACCTTTGTGGATGGATTGCAAATATTACGAGTATGTAACAGGGGGAATAGGTGCCTGTACATTACATCAGGAAGCATGCCGAATGAGTAAATGCCCCGAACAAGATATCAAAAAAAAGAGTTGATGGCATGAACATTAAAACTGACCTATCTGAAAATATATTTTTATCTGAAAGAAGATGGGGAAAAACATTAATGCAGGAACAACAATGGGCAAACTTAAAATGTAATGATTGCGGAGGAAAATTAGAATTAGAAAAAGACAATGAATTTGAAAGCGTGAAAATATGCCCAGACTGTGGAAGCAGATCAATACTAATCAAAAAAATTAGAGAAGAAAATGAGTTGAAAGGGAGAGAAATAATATGAAAGACAGATTCATTAAAGTCACAGGCAATCATAATGCACAACAATTAGAGATACATGACCGTCAAGGAAGATACCCAGAATTCAACTTTTTAAAAGAAGAAGATTTAGATTATGTTTTAGATTTATTAAATACGGGTAAAATGAGAATATCCGATAATATTACTCATAACATTTTTAGAAAAGAATTCCGGAAATGGTTAAGCAAGGAATATAAACAATGCAAACCCATTGATAAAAAACATGACTTATATGATAGTGAAACTGCAGCAAGAAAAAGATTATTAAAAGAAATAGCAGAAGAATTCAATTTATGGGGAGGTTAAATATAATGGTTGAATTTCCAACAGTAACATATGAAGCGCCTGAATATCTAAACCAATTAGATGATATATTCACAAAACTATTAAAATATGAAAACGATTACTCAGAAGAATTACTTGAAATACGCAAACAACAAATCAAAAAACATTCCTATGGCCATAGTATTGCAGATATTCTCAATGACTTAGCTAACCTCATAGGCCAAGCACAAACACCCCATACAGACGCAATAATGGAACACAGTCATAAGATGTTAGTTGAATTACACGCACCAGTTTATTTCCATGTCCCATTTAATCATAAACCATTCCATAAATGGGAACAATGGACATTTGAAGAATTACTTGATAAATACACTTGTCTTGCACTAAGCAAAGGATGGGAAGATTATTACACATTACCAAAAGATTTCTCAAAAAACAAACGTGTAACTAAATGGGGATTGGAAGATTTCGATGTAGATTATGAGTCAATTAAAAACTATCATATCTTTGACATGTTAAACGACCTTGTAATAAACGATTACATAATCTGCGGATATGACCCAAGAAGTTTCATGAATGATGATGAACGAAATAGGTTATTAAAAACATTCAATAAAGACAGTTTAATTGATGTTAAATTAAAGGAAAAATATACTCCCGAAGAATTAGGCATTTAGGTTAAAAACAATGATACTCGAATCCCCATTATTTAAACATAAAAAAATATTAGAAAAAGCAGCTTTAACAGATAAAGATTTACTTGAGTTAAAAGCTAAAAAATTCGTTCTTGAAATATTCAGATTCAAAGGACAACCAGAAATAATAACCCCAAAAATTGAAATCAAAAAAGATTATAATATGCCAGAATGGATCACATGTGAACATCGAATGAGAAGATATGAAGAAGGATTAGGAGTCCAAAGCTACTGTTTACACCCATTCAATCCAATGGCAACTGAAATTGGATTATATCTTGTCATATGTAATAAAAGAGAATGCAATCTTGAAAAACATTATGACATCTTTTAATCCCATCTTATTTTTTTTTCATGTTACAAAAGTATCAAACCCACACCATATAATATATCATGACAGATAAGATAATCATTAAAAATACTTCATATGCTGACAGCAGAACAGCACCAGAAGACATAACCAAAGAAAAACTATACGAAGCAACAGAAACACATGTTGAAGAAGTAACTCGTATAATGGACTGGTTCGGAAAACAATTACATGAAATAGGCCTTAAACATGACTTCACAAAATTAGGAGCTAATTTCGAAGAATACTCTGAAGTAGTCTTAGCAGGATTGCCTGAAGGTGAATTCGAGAAAACTGATTGGTGTCAAAGACATTACTTTGAAGAAAGACATCATGTCAATGACCAAGCATGGCCAGATGTAAACTTATTAGATATTCTCGAGCACATCGCAGATGTAGTTGACGCAGGCAAAGGAAGAGCAGGACATGTAGCATCAAAATACTGTGACATAAACCCATTACTATTATATCGTGCATATTGGAATACAATCAGATTACTTGATGATGTCCTTGAAGTATCTGATGATGAATTGGATTCCAAAACTGCAAGAGCCACAGTAGATGGTGAAGACCTTGCATATGATGAAGAAAAAGAAAAATGGGTTCCAGAAGAAGAACTTGAAAGAGAGTGATTAAATATGGAAACTGTGAAAATGGAAAGATTCAAAATAGTCCCAAGTTATAGGAAAGATGGTTTATCCCTTATTGACGTTGCAGCAACCTATAGACATTGGGGTCCTGATTGGAAAATTATCGCAACTGTTTCAACAGGGAATAAATATTTGGATCAAAAAATAATGGACTCAATCTTTGAAGACATCAACACAAACGAGGAATATTTAAAACTATTAAATACTCCAGATAAAAAAGAAGGTGACTAAAAATGACTTTTGTACCTCCATCATGGTGGATGATAGGACTAATAAAAATAGGATACTGCTTAATCCCATTAATAATAGGAATAATCACCGCATTATATGGATTAAGTAAAGATAAAGTAATCATCATAATAATCGGTGCAATCATAATCTTGGCCGGATTTGGCCTTGCAAGCTTAACATGGCATAACAACTATGAAGTAGCATCGGTCGATGAAAAAGTAATCACAGTAGCAGACTACCAAATCAAACCAGGCATTGGAAAAAATGACCAGGGAAATATAGTAGTAGATAGTGCAGATGATCTGCTCATGGTAACAACTGATGGTGAAGCATTCCTGAATGAAGAGAATTTCTGGTTTGGTAAATTCAACACAAGAGACTTATTCAATGAATTAAAAGTCGGTGGGGTTTATAAAGTAAAATTCTACGGCTGGCGCGAGCCTTTCTACAGCACATTCCCAAATATATTATCAATTGAGGAAGTTGTGGATGAATCCAATGCAACCAATAATAATTTCAATAAATATTCCGGTACAAACGCTGCAGTAGGTGGATGGTGGTTTTAATGGAAAATAATACAATATTAAAAGTCATAGATAGTAAAATCAATGATTATGATAAAATGTTATCAGAGGTAATGGAATCTGAAAATCCTGATGAAAAATTAGCAGGTAAATATCGTTACTATGTAATGTGCTTAACTGAATTAAGAAGAGAATTCTTCTTCAAAGAACATGCAATATTTGAATTATTAAGAGAAAACCATGAGAAACATGATACTGAATTCGTATTCATGGATGGTTCATCTTATATAGTTAAAAAGGATGATATCTGCTCAATGAATGATAATTATGTGTTAATACTCAATAAAGAAGAGTATCTTAAAAACAGTCCTGGAAGCCCATATATTACAGATAAAGCTATTAATTTAGATAATGTTAAGATTGTTAAAACATTATCTTAATTATTTTATATTTTTTTTATGGAGTTGTAGCTCAGGTTGGGTTATTCTGCCGGCAGTTAATATATAGGCCAGAGCGCTACCAGGGGTAGAGCGCAGGGGTTCAAATCCCCTCAACTCCACTTAATATATAATGGGGTGGTGGTCTAGCAAGGGTTTTGATTCCCTGTGTCAAAGGCACTAAGGAGCACTTAGATAGCGGAGGTTCAAATCCTCCCCTCCCCACTTTCAAAGTATATTATATTCCTTACCTGCAAGGAACACATTAATCACAATAGTAAACTCCTGGTTAACAACATCAGGTTCATCCAAATTATAGATCATCACATTACTCATAGCAGACTTATAAATATTCTTCAACTTATTCGGATTGGTCTTAATATAAGTTGCATGAACATAATTCTTACTACGGCCTTGCAATTCATCAATATACTCCGCCGATAAACCAATATTCGATGCATGAAATTTCCGGAGAGTATGGGCACGGAAGAAACGATATTTTCCCTTGAAACCCCAACCCATCCGGTCATTAATCTCTTGAAACTTATTCAATAAACTTGATGGTGTAAAATCAAATAAGTTATCATCCAAGCTCAAATCTTTTCTTGACTGCAAATACTTCACAATATACTTTGTGGCCTCAGGGCTGCAGAAAGTATAATAATATTTATCTGTCTTTATTCGTTTCAGATAAAATGTAGGGACAACATTCCGTTTATGGGATAAAGTCTCCAACACCAAATCCAATGATCCACCATTATGATACTGGGCCGTTCCTTGAACAAATTGATTAACAGTTAAACTTAAAGTTTCGGCTTTGGCAGTTCCCGAACTGGACATGAATAAAATAATGGCCTTAAGGTCAACTGTTACACTATCACAAGCTTTACGGATATGCTCTTTAGTTGGCAAATCCAAGTAATTTGTTTCATATAATTTGTTATATTTTGCGTCAGGCAAATGTGGAATCTCAATATCAAAATGGATATAGAAAGTTTTCACTTTGGTGAAATAAGTCTTAACAGTATTAGGAGAACATTTGCTTTTCAATAAATAACTACGATAATTCAATAAACGTTTCTTAATCCTCCTGTCCTTCAAAGGCACCATTTCCAATTCATCAGATTTGGCTTCCTCCATCAAATCATCCAAACTTTTTTTATGGAACTTCAAATAATGCTTCAAGGCAGATTCATAACCATTTGCAGTACTCTCACGAATATTTCGTTCACGACAAAACTTCTTGAAAAATCTATTATCTAACATAACTATTACATTTGTTACAAAAGTATCAAATCAGTTATAGATATAAAAATCATGAATTCAGCTAACGAAAATTTAAGGATTATACGGAACCAAAAAGCCACCATAACAAAAGCATACGAGGAAGCTAAAGAAAAATTAGAAAACAAATATGCAGCGGACATGGCCATATTGAATGAAGAAGAAAAAGAATGGTTAGAACAATTCGAAGATGTTCCTATAGATGATATCTACAAAGATGAAAAGGAAGTGAAAGAATGACTACTACCAATAAGACTTGGCATAAGATCATAAAAAGACATCACGATTATCGTAGTAAAATGCTTGAATTAAATTTAAAAATCGAGGAAGCAATGAAAGAATACTTGGAAACTGTAGGTGGAAATGATGATTTCACTATAAGATTTGAAGATTCCGGAGTCATTCAATTAGATTGCAACGGGGATTTATTTGACCTTGAACAGATAGGTGGATTTTGTGATGTGTTTAATTTAACTTTAGTAATTAATAATCGCACAATCGTTGAAAATCATTTAGAGGATAATACGCAAATCCGCACTAAATATTTATTCACTACTCATAATGTGAAAGAAAAAGAATAAAAAAAAGGGGATATTTTGGAGCAGACAGTATTATATCATTTAATCCAAGAAGCACGTGCAGAGAATAAGGCTGTTCAATTATTGCCAAATGTGGATAATTTCAATGCTCAATTAATTATTGAACCTGACCATGAAGTGAAGAATGAGGAATTCAACATCATCAAGAGTGATGGTTGTTTAATTGATTTAAGTTTTATTGTAGGTGCAGTAATCGTTCCAAATAGGGAAGAAAGATTAAGAGAAGAACATGAAAGGTGGGACAGGATTCACAAAGAAGTTTATAAAACCAGTCCTAAGTCAATGAGGAAGATATGATGACTTTTAAAGCAACATTAACTAATAATAATATATTCAAAACAGCATTTGAATCAATTGCAAAGATAATAGATGAAGTAACCTTAACCGCAGATAATGAAGGCATAAGATTAAGAGCATTAGACAGATCACATATCACATTCGTAAGTATGGATTTGGATGTTGATCTCTTTGATGAATACCAATGTGACGTGCCTGAAAAGATAAGTATTGATGCAACTGAATTTTTACAAATATTAAAACATGGAAAAACCAATGATATTCTGCGACTTAGTGTAGATGAGAATAATCTTATTATAATATTTGATGGTGATGCTACAAGGAAATTCAATATCCGATTCATAGATGATGAATATGAAACCGCAGTACCTCCACAGATTGACCATCCAATCAATATAAAGATACCTTCAGACTTACTGAAAGATGCATTAAATGACATGCAATTATTCAGTGATAAAATATTATTCACAATAGACCAGGACTATTTCAAAATACATACCCAAGGAACATTCGGAGACGGTGAAGTCAAATACATCCATGGTGAAAATATCCAAGAAACATGCCAAGCAATGTTCAACACCGAAAAGGTATCTGATATAATGAGAGCAAGCAAATTCAGCAAAGAAGTCACAGTATCCCTTGGAAATGACATGCCATTAAAAATAACATTCGAACTAATAACCGGCGACGGAAGATTAACATATCTTCTTGCACCAAGATTGGAAACAGATTAATCATGTTAACCATTTTAATGAACTATATATTTGTATTAGCAATTGGAATCTTCACAGGCATATTAATTGCCTCTGAAGTATTCCAAAAACAATTAGACAAGGTGTTGCGAGAATGGGATTCACAGTAACAATCGATGACCGTGAAAAACAATCACGTATCGAAAAAGCTACAGAATACTTCGAAGAACAAGGAGACACAGTCAGAATAAAACACCTTGACATCGGAGATTACATCATCAACAAACATTGCGTCTTTGAATATAAACGATTAGATGACTTTGTAAAATCCGTTAAAAATCGCAGAGTATTCAATCAAGCAGTAGACCAATCTGTGAACTTCAAATACCATTTCGTAGTAGTCGTATCCACAGACCGCCAAAGAAGAGCATACTTCAACAAATTAGTACATAGCGGATGGAAACAAGGATACTTCGATGAAGACCAATACATAGGAGCAATAGCAAGATTAAACACCTATACAACAGTAATCCAAGCAGATTATGAAAAACAAGCATTCATATATATGCGGGCACAGGCCAGAAAATGCCTAGACAATAAACACATAATCAAAAGACTAGAAACAAAAACAGACAACCCTGCATTCAACTGGTTAATGAACATCAAACACATCAGCGACAACACCGCAGAACTATTAGTCGACAACTTCAACTTATTTGATCTGGACAGTTTATTCGAACTGGATTATAATGATATGCAAAAAGTCAAAGGCATAGGCAATGAAACCGCAAGGATAGTAACAAATTCAATAAAAAGAGGACGAAGATAACTATGATAAAAATAACCACATCAGTATTCGATGCCCCGAGTATTGCAAATAAAATCAAGGAAAGCATCGAAAAATTAGAAAATTATGATAATTACGTGTTAAGTCTACAATTAAACTACAGAGACAATAACACCATATTCTATTTGAAAAAAGTAACCCATATCCATTTTGAAAAAGAATGGTTGGAAATCAAACAGGAAAACAACAGTCACGCATTCTTTGATTACAAACATATCCTAGAATATTGTGTAATCAATGCAGAAGACATCATCGATTTAGGAGACATATAAAATGAGAGGATTGAATGGTGATTATTTTGTTGAACCAGTATATGGGACAAATCTCTCAAGAACCGGACCCGGACCAGTATATGTAATAACGAATCATCCTGCATTTGAAATGAGAGAAATAACCCCTGATAGTATAATCTGTTTTTCAGAAGATAATGCTAATGCAATATGTGAGTTAATAAATGAATCTAATAGTTTCAATCCAGAACACGATTCAACAAGTGAAGTGAAAGAAGTACTGGATTGTTTAAACAGGTATAGTGGAAAATTAAACCATGATATTGTAAGAACGGTAGTTGAAGAAGTTTACTCGACAAAAAGGGAGTTGAAAAACAATGCTAAATGAATTATTAAAAGATGAAGAATTCGGTAAAATATTTTTCGCTGAATTATTAAATCAGAATGGCTGCGACACGGGTGTTGATACTGTGAGCATGTTTGAAGAATGGTTTAAAGAACGCCCTGGAGAATCATTAGATGGGGAAGAATTAGAACGACTTAAACAAAGTGTAATGAAAAATAGAAGGTGCATTCCAGTACCTATGATGTTTAACGAAGAACCAACTGCGGATGAGGATATGGTTATTTTAAAAGATGTACTTGACAAGGATGATACAATGGAAGACATACCAATCAATATAAGACAACTTGAAGAAAAAGGAAAAGATTTAGAAAGACTAGCTGAACCCAACTATTATGCGGGCAATGGATTAAGTCCATTGGAAGCATTCAAAAAAGGATTACTATCACGTGAAGAAACAATAGGATTCATCAAAGGAAACATAATCAAATATGTTACAAGAGCGGGGCATAAACACAATGCTTCTGAAGATATGGTTAAAGCAATTGACTACTGCAGTCATTTGAAAAGATTATACGAAGATGAAATGACTACCAACAATAACAACCCCGTAGTCCAAGAATCCAAAAGAATATTCAGAGAAGCACTTGAAACCCTGGATAACATTGAAGATAAGGAGGTTAAAGAATGACTTGGTTATCATTTTATTTAGGTTGCATATGCTTTGGAGCATGCCTAATAGCATTAGTCGTTCATGATTTTATTTATACATTAGTAACAGGGAGAGTGCGTTAATTTGAAAATTGAAATCGAAAGCGATGAACTACTGGAAATACTTACGGGACTAAATCAGAGAATGTTTGATAAAATTAAATATATTGCTGATGCTTATGAAGAACAATGTCAAACAAAGAATGAAGATGATTTAAAATGAAATGTAAACGTCCAGTACAAATAAAAGAACATTTACCTGATGAACCAGGTGAAATAAAACGTACAGTAAAATATCTTTACCCATTCTGCAGATACTTCATAGCAACCAATGATAATTGCATATTCCCCTATGATTACTGCTTTATGGATCATAAACTATCATTAAAGGAGGAAAAATAATATGGTAAACATTTGCGGAAAATGCAAACACCGCATAAGAAGCGAAACAACACAAGATGGAGAATTCCACCATTACTGTGAAAAAGCAGATGAACTATACGGAAGAAACCCCGAACCGGAACCCCAACCAGACTCCGCAGAAGAAACACATTTTCTTCCAACATTAAAAGTAAAATTCAATGACCCCGCATGCCAATACTATGAGAAAAAAAGGAGACAATAAACAATGTATGAATTATTAAAATTCAACAAAAAATACTATGCAGATATCATATCTGGAATAAAAACACAGACCATCAGAAAACATAATAAAAAATTCAAAGATGGAGAAATCGTAAAAGCAATCTTCCCAGGAAGTGAAAATGAATGCTTTATCCAAATAACTCACTCCGGTTACAAGCAATTCAAATACTTAAACGATGAAGATGCAAAAAAAGAAGGATACAAATCACTTAAAGAATTAAAATCCGAACTATTAGACATATATCCCACTTTAGACAATCTCACACGAATTTATTATATTCAATTTAAAGTAGTTGATGACATTGCATGAAAAAGTACATTGGTATGTCCGCACATGCTGGGACAGTTACCGTTGTGCCAACAAAGAGGACGTGAAAAGAATAATTGAAGAAGTAATAGCAGAAAACCCCGATGAAACAAATTATGTTAAATTAGGAGTATTAGCGAAAAGAAGATGCATAGGAGAGTTATAACCATGGTATACCTTGATTCAATTAAAATAAAAGAATGCATAGATGTGGAGAAGATAACAAAAGACACAGTAACATTAAATGTAGATGGGGAAAAATTAATACGCCAAATATATGAAGACCTTAAAATCGAATTATCCACAACAGCAGATTACCCCACACTAAACTTCCAAGACGGCCCATTTATTAAATTCATTCCAAATGAAATATTCAATGAAGAAGCCTGCAAACAATTAGCTATTGAAACAATGCACAGATTAAACAGTCAAATACGAACTCAACTAAACATCAAAGATTAACATGACAATAATAGTAGCCGTAAAAACAGATGAAAAAATAATCATCGGAACCGATAAACGAGTAATCGAAGGAGATACAATAGTCTCCGAAGATTCTTCAAAAATATTAATAAAAGAAATAACAGTTGAATCTTATAAAGAAATAACTCATGAAAAATTCCTAATAGCATTTAGCGGATTATACAGTTTATTTGAATTACTCAAAACATTCAAAGCACCCGTAAAAGACTCCAAAGACACATTCAAAGAATACTTATATAAAACATTCATACCAAAACTAGACCAGCACTTAAGAAGCTATAACTTCATCAAAAGCTATAACGACGGTCAAGAAGGAGTTGAATGGGAACTATTAATCGCATATAAAAACCAATTATTCCTAGTCGAATATAATCTCGGAATAATCGAAATCAACACCCCATACTATGCAACTGGAACACCAAGAGACATAGCATTAGGCAGCCTATACACAGCAATGAAAAAAGACACACATCCAGTTGAAATATTCCTAGTCCAAAATGCAATAAAAGCCTGTGCAGCACATAACACAACCTGCAATGACCACATGGAAATATACAGTATAAAATCAACAGGAGAAATAAACGAAATAAACTACACCTGCAACATAAACTGAGAGGTAAAATAATGAGTGACAGAGACATTTACTTCCTATTAGACTTATATGAAAACAATTCATCATATGAAAGCAATTATGTAAAAGGAGAAATAAGAAGCACCGAACATAACCGGAAACGAAAAAGAGAAGAAAAAAGGAAAAACAGACACTTAATATTCGATGAACTATTACTCGAAGCAAAGACATTAATATTCACACCCAACCAAAAAAAGCTAATCCGATACTTCATAGATGACTTCAACAATGACTTCCAATATTTCCATCGTCGAGCATCAGAAGAATGCATCATATTAGCATTCATGTTCTTCCTCAAAAAAATCGACACCCCAGAAATAAGATTGGAAAGATACAGCATCACAAAAAAATACGGATTAACAGATCATGTCTTTGAATTAATCATCTGCAGATTAACATTAAAAGTCATGCACCGCATACCAATCATACCAAGACAACATACAAAAGACAACCATGACATGCTAATACGTGAGGGAAAAAGATGATAAAATATAAAGGAATAACATTAACTCCACCATTACTATATATGGATGAGGACATTAAACCCGTCCCTGAAGTATACAGTCTAATAAACACATTAACCGAATATTATAGTCAAACCGGCACAATATATGAGGCTGAATTAACATGTACAAATAATGAATGGCAAGACATACCAGGACTACCAGGATGCCGAAAAAGAAAAGACATCACATTCCATTTAAATGAATTAAAAGAAATAGCTATTAAACCAGATAAAATCATCTTCAAATTACACGAAAACGAATACACTATCAATTATAGTGAAAATTTCTTCTACTCCATAGAATATGAGGAGGCCTACTATGATTAAAATAAGTTTACAGGAAATAAGTACAGAATTGAATGATGGACATGCAGAGGTAACCATAAAAGATAAGGAGAAAAAGCTAACAATCGATTTACCCAGTTTAGGTGAGACCGGAATAAAAGTATATCATGACGGGAGATTATATGAAAAACACTTGGAAAATTTCAATTTAAAGCCAATAATCATAGATGAAATCCGGATAAACATAACCGGTTGGTTCTATATCTTTTACAAATTAATCATTGAAGTGAAAGAAGACCATACATACATTGCAATAATAGATAAATAAAATTAAATTAATTTTTAACAACACTATAATACACCTACCCGTATAGGCATATAATCCATGTCATGAGGAACGGCTAACATACTAATATATAGATGAAAACCAAAAAAATTTCTGATTTACATGTGTAAAGAAGACATCGATGAAGAAATCGAAGAAGTCGAAAATACAGACAAATGTCCCGAATGCAAGACACTAACAATAGTAAGAAGTGAAGACCGCAGCTACGAATACTGTACCAAATGCGGACTAATCACCCGTGCTAGTTACAACTATAGCGCCGGAATCAAATTCGACTTACCTTACGGGTTACTAATCATATAATATATTCATTCTTATCATTTAATTACCTCAAAAAAAAGAGTTGGAGAGTAAAAATAAAATAAAAATTTTTTTTCGTTTCCAGATACATCATATACTTTGCTTTTTCGAATTTCAATAATAGTATTTTTTTACTGCCACATTTAAATCAGCT